TGATTAATGTCAAGAAATCATTTGAGAAATCTAAGAACTTTGCAAACAAAGTTGTTGGTTACAAGCAGATGATTGAAGACTGGGACAAAGGTCTTTGGAACTACACAACTTCTTACAGAACTCAAGCTGAGGTGGACATGATGAAAAACAGAGCTGTCAAGTCTAGTAAGAATTTGATTGAGAAAAACAAGAAACTTGTTGCTCACATGGCAAAAGAATTCGAGATGAAACAAACTGCATTGAGAAGTTCAAAAGCAATCAGTGGCAAAACTGGTAAGTTGGATATGAACAAACTTGCAAAGTATCAGATCGTTGATGATGTATTCAAAAAAGTGACAATGTTGCCAGATGGTAAAAACCACGGAGTAACAGTTATGTTAGATTGGAGTGGTTCAATTAGTAGACAAGTGTGTGACCTTTTAGAGCAGACACTTATCCTAGTTCAATTCTGCAAGAAGGTTAACATCCCTCACAGAATTTATATTTTCACTGATTCATATGCCAGATTAGACGATTACAGAAGAAGTGACAGTTCACATCTAATTGAGTTATTCTCAGACAAAATGTCTACTAAGGATTACATCACTAACTGTACCAATGTCGGAAGTCTTTACAATAACTACTTTGCAGGACAAGCCAACTACAGACACTTCGAGAAGTTCATTACAAAATGGAATGCATGGTTTGACGGTGTTGAAGAACTTGAAACTGGAAGGTGGGTGTCTTTTGAAACTGGTGCTAACCCTAGTGGTTACAGGTTGGGTGGAACACCACTTGATGCATGTCTAGTGTCACTGAGAGTGTTACTTCCTAAGTTCAATGCAGAGTATCAGATTGAGAAGTCAATCCTAACAATCATCACGGATGGGTATTCCCACCAGTCAGAAATCTTCGATAAAGATTCTGAAGAACAGGCTGATGAGGATGCACAAAATACTAGTGGTGACTACTACTCAAGAATCAAAAAGACTAGACAGTTCCAAGACCCATTCTCAAAAAAGTTATACACTTACTCAGAAGGTACTGGTTACGGCAGAAACTACTTTCAGGCAACCACGAACATCCTAGACTGGATAGCAAAAGAATGCAGTGTGGTCGTTACTGGTTACTTTGTAATGGAAAAGAAGAATGACCTTTGGAGTCTTGCTTCAGAACTTAATGATGTCAGTATTGATGTCGATACGGTTTGGAAACAAGTAAGAAAAGAGGGTTACATGATTAAGACCCACGGATACGGAAAATTATTCTTGACTGCATCCTCTGCCCTGTCGGTTGATGGTGATGATACACTATCAGACGAAATGATCGGTGCAAAGAAATCATCACTGATGGCTGCATTCAAAAGAAACCAAAGAAGTAAGACTACTTCAAGATTTTTAACTAACGAATTTATTAAGGAAATAGCATAATGAGAGAACCACTAAGAGTAGACGAACAATACTATATTAACCACAACACAGATTACAGTGCATTTGCAGATGCTGTCATGGACGTTGGCCCATCACCTTGTGAGAAGTTCAACTGTCCTAAACAAAGTCATTGTGCAGAGTTAGGTGTTGAGTGTAAGGCATTCAGAGTATGGACTAACAATGGTGAGGTCGTTTACGATAGACATTTGTCTATGGATAAACATGGCAACCCTAAAGAGAAAAATATTGAATTATCAGTCGGAAACCTTTTACAGATATGCAAATAAACTTGACAATGGGTCTCACTTTTTGTTATACTATGTATATAATGAAAAAACAAAGGAAACAATTATGAAATTAGCACTTAAACAAATAATCATGTCAACGACTGAAGTCTCAGAGTTGAACGAAATTATATCACTTTGTAATGAAGTGAAAAAACTGAATGCAAAAGCAAGTTTGTCGGTTGGACAAAAAGTTTATGTTGTTCAAAAAACCAAGAAGACTCTTGGTGAGATTATGAAAATCAAAATCTCTAGAGCGACTGTTAAATTGCCAGAAGGTAATTACTCAGTTCCATTAACAATGTTGGAGGCAGCGTAATATGAGTTTAAGAACTTACGACAGAACCGAGTCAATTGTCATTTCAGGCAAAGACTTCCATTTTACACCCGATAGGAAAGAGTTCCTTGAAACTCTTGTAAAGACATATCCCAATCAAACGAACTTCGTTAAAGAAGACTTCGTGGCCATTGGTGGGATGCCTTACTGGGTCAAATCATCAAGGTATGATTTTAAAGATAATGGTATCTTTAATCTCCATGCAGTGGTTAGTGGTTATAACGGTGGGTATGAACCCGAAGTTCAAACTGCACCAATACAACCTGCTCCGATTAGAGCGGTTAGTGTTGCACAAAACATGCCAGTTGCAGCCAAAACAGTTGCTGTCAACTCCCTTGACAACTTCAAGATAATCCCCGAGAAAATGGAGAACTATGTTCCCTTCGGTCATTACAAAGATGTCAAGAACATCATCAAGTCAAAATTATTCTTTCCAATCTTTGTGACTGGTCTGAGTGGTAATGGTAAAACATTGATGGTAGAACAAGTTTGTGCCATGTTGAAGAGAGAACTCTTCAGAGTCAATATCACCATCGAGACCGATGAGGATGATTTGATGGGTGGTCACACTTTACAGGGTGGAGACATCATGTTCAGAGAAGGCCCAGTTATCAAAGCAATGAGAAAAGGTGCCGTGTTACTTCTTGACGAAGTGGATTTAGGTTCTAACAAATTGATGTGTCTACAATCAGTTCTTGAAGGTAAAGGTTACCTAATCAAGAAAACTGGTGAGTGGGTTACACCTACTGCAGGGTTCACAATCCTTGCTACTGCAAACACCAAAGGTCAAGGTTCTGACGATGGAAAGTTCATTGGAACTCAAGTCATGAACGAAGCCATGTTGGAAAGATTTGCAATCACCATGCAACAAGAATATCCCCCAGTGAAAACTGAGAGAAGTATCCTCAAGAAGGAAATGGAGTTGACTGGTAAAGTTGACGAAGAATTCTGTGAGAAACTTGTTGACTGGGCAGACATAATTAGGAAGTCTTATTACGAAGGTGCAATCGATGATGTCGTGACCACTAGGAGACTTGTCCACATTGTCAATGCATACAGAATGTTTGGTGACAAACTGAAGTCCATTACAATGTGTATTTCAAGGTTCGATCAAGAAACGAGAGATTCGATTCTAGACCTTTACACTAAGATAGATGCAGGGGTTGACTTAAATGCCCCTGTTGAAGAAAACCCTATTGACGAATCGGACTACTAAGGGTATACTAAGGTATGTTTGGAAATAAATCAAAAATAGACTACAAATACAACGAAGGAGAACTCTTAGCGGAGTTTTCCCTGTATGTTGACAAGACCTATGACCAACACTATAGTCTGAGCAAGTATCAGGCCACTGAGTTCATTATGGACGCAGGTCATGGAGAAGGTTTCTGTATTGGTAATGTGATGAAATATGCACAACGATACGGAAAAAAAGAGGGTAAGAACCGAGCTGACTTATTAAAAGTCATACACTACGGATTTCTTGCATTAAATAATCACGACAAGGAGAACAACCAGTGATGAAAATAAGTAACGACACGAGAGATGTCTTAAAGAATTTCTCAACCATAAACTCGGGTATTCGAGTTAAAACAGGAAACACGCTGGAAACTATTTCGAATATGAAAAACATCCTTGCTGTGGCTACTGTGACTGAGGACTTCCCAAAGAATTTCTCTATCTATAATCTGCCAGAATTTTTGGGAGCAACTTCTTTATTAGAAGACCCCGAATTCAATTTCAATGATACGTCATTGTCTATTGAGGATTCAAATTCTAGAATGGATTATCATTATGCATCTGAAGGAATGGTTACGGCCCCCGATAAGATGATTACAATGCCTGAGGCAGAAATTACATTTAGTATTACTTCTACACTATTGTCAGACTTGAACAAAGCTGCAAGTGTGTTGGGTGTAAATGATCTAGTGTTAACCTCGGATGGGAATAGTCAGACTTTGACAGTCAAAGATAAGAAGCAACCAACCTCAAACACATTCGCAAGAGTTGTGGGTGAAGGGGACGGTGTCTCTTATTCAATGAACTTCAAGATTGAGAACCTTAAACTACTCGCAGGTAACTACGATGTTTCAGTTTCTTCAAAAGGAATTTCCCATTTTAAGAATTCGGATGTTGCAATTGAATATTTTATTGCATTAGAACCTGATTCTTCTTACGGAGTTTAAGACAATCCATATAAATAAAAGTGAGTGTGCAGTGCTAAGACATTGCACCACACTCGGGAATGAAACCTTCTCATCAATCATCAAGGTGTTTCATGCTAGTTTTTCGGTGGGGTTAGACTAATCTTATTATGAATGAATTTCTATATGTCGAGAAATATCGACCAAAAACAATCGAGGAGACAATACTTCCTCAACATTTTAAAGACCAATTCAAAGAATTTGTCAAACAGGGTGAAATCCCTAACCTTTTATTATGTGGTACGGCAGGTGTAGGTAAAACTACCATTGCTAAAGCACTCTGTAATGAGTTAGGTGCAGACTTCATCGTAATCAATGGTAGTGATGAGGGTCGTCTCATAGACACCCTTAGAACGAAGATAAAGAACTTTGCATCTACCATGTCATTACAAGGTGGCCCTAAGGTGGTTATCCTAGATGAGGCAGATTACATATCTGCAGAATCAGTTCAACCTGCTCTGAGAGCATTTATTGAAGAGTTCTCATCTAACTGCAGATTCATATTCACCTGTAATTACAAGAATAGAATTATTCCTGCATTACACTCAAGAACAACTGTAATCGATTTTAAGATTCCAGCTAAAGAGAAACCTGTTCTTGCAAACCAATTTCTAACTCGACTAAGTAACATATGTGAATTGGAGAACATCAAAACCGAACCAGCAGTACTTGCTGAGTTGGTCATGAGATTCTTCCCCGACTTCAGACGTGTCCTTAACGAGGTTCAACGATATGGAGTTGGTGGTGTTATTGACACTGGTATACTTTCATCTCTAAGTGAAGAGAAGTTCACCCCATTGATCGATATGATCAAAGATAAGAATTGGAGTGGAATGAGAAAGTGGGTTGGTCAGAATTCTGATAACGACTTCAACACCCTATTCCGAAAAGTTTTTAATGCACTAGAATTACGATTGGTTCCCCAATCTATTCCAGCTGCCGTTTTAATAATTGCAGACTATCAGTATAAGGCTGCATTTGCAATGGACAGTGAAATCAATTTCACTGCTTGTTTGACTGAAATAATGTCGGAGTGTAAATTTA